GTGTGTTGTGTATTTAATTTGCTTGCGAGTTCAACCCATATAGGAGTATTGCGAATGTATCTCATTATATTATCTAAATATGGTTTGGCATTATTTTCGGTGCTTATGTAAGTTAGTTGTGATAATGCACTACAAGCTATTTCTGCTGGACAATCATTACAGAACTTAAAGTAGTTGATAACAGGTATTGAATTAGTGTTTGGCCATATTTGTTGTGAGATCAGTAATGTAGCGGTATTCTGTAATGTTTCCAGCAGGGTTTCATTACTTCCAGTCGTTATTAAATGTAGTATTTTAGCTTTAATTCGTTCGTCATAGTGATATAGAATATCTAAGGAACTTAATGTATTATTTTCGTTTATAAAGTGCTGTTGTAATGCGTGAGCAAGTCTCACACCTGCAACTCCAGCTATCTTAGTATAGAGGAATTGACTTGTTAAATGTTCTTTACGTGCATCGCACAAGTACGCGGCTTCTGAGATAGTTTCGACGGCTGCGGGAGTACATGCTTGTTTGCTTTGAGCTAAGGCATTGCCATCGTAGATTTCCCCTGTTTTAGCCATGAAATAATTTAATATAGCCGGGTGACAAGCTTTCCCGCGAACAAAGGTGCTACCGAATCGGTGAAATTTTTCTGTTTGCGCGTGTGCGAGCCACTGTACTGCGCTATGGGTTACGTACATCAATTGTAAACGCCTGCGAAAGGCCATTTCCCCTTCCATAGCGGTTACTTTGTATTGACTAGTTGCTGGGTTCATCGCTGCAGTTACAAGGCAATGTTCAGGTAATGTGTAATCAAAGATGCGCCGATCTTCTAGAAGCGTAAAGAACATTTGAATTGCGTGAGTGTTGCCTCGATTGATTTCATCGAAAAATAGGATAGTTGGTTTTGTTTGAATCTGTTCAAACATAGATGGGAGTGCTATTTTGAAAAATCCACTATTCATGTCTGCTCGACACGGTACACCAGCACCTAGCAACGAGAATTGTGCTGTATTAATTGTTACGACATCCCAGCCTAAGTCAGCGCCTGCGTGTCGAAATATCTGGGATTTTCCTGTTCCGGCATTGCCTACCAATGTAATGCATCCACGAATTTGCTGATGGGCGATAGCTGCCTGGATTTGGGCGTACACTTCAGATAAGGTTACTTTTGGAATGTCGTACCGTAACGCATAATCTAACGTTGTATTATTAGTAGTATCAGTTGCCATATTTATCTCCGTAGTGTAATTAGACTATATGGTGGATCCAGCACAAAGACACTATCTATTAAGTACAGTAGCTCAATCTTGGATCCACTTAAACGGAAAACCTTTTAGTTTAGCTGATTGGCCTATGAATACTGCATTCTACGATGGCCGTTATCGCAGAACTCTATTAATGACATCTCGACAGGTTGCCAAAAGTACAACGATGGCAAATCTTATGATTACAGAATCATGTACGATTCCTTATTTTTCTACTATGTATGTGAGTCCAACGCAAGAACAAACTCGTCGGTTTTCAAATACACGTGTATCGAAAACCATGAAGTATTCACCTATTATAAATAAAACTTTTCTTACTTCAGACTTAGCTGATCGAATATTTCATAAACAATACTCAAATGGGTCAGAGATGATCTTTACATACGGCACAGAAGACGCTGATAGACTGCGTGGACCATCTACAGATCGTAATCTTTTTGATGTAGTACAGGACATGCTATTTGATCCCATTGTAGTGGTGGGTAATGAAACAATGGCAAATAGTGAATACCAGTTTGAGACTTATGCAGGTACGCCTAAAACTATGGAAAATACTATTCAGTATTTGTGGGAACAATCCACACAGACTGAATGGGTAATGCAGTGCACTTCATGCAAAAAGTACAACATAGTTGTATCAGAAAAGTCTATAGGAAAAGATGGTCCAGTTTGTGTACGATGCCAGAAATACCTGAACCCGTTTATGGGATTTTGGGTAGATACTAATCCCGTAAATATAGGTATTGGGGAAGACGTAGACAATAAGATTAAAGGTTTTCATTACGGTCAAATTATTATGCCGTTAAATGTACCTCTCGCTATGGCGAGTAAAGGTACAGAAGCTGAAGCTCTAGCTCGAATTAGGTGGAAACGTATTCTAGCTAAATTAGAGACAGTTAGAATTTCAACTTTTAGAAATGAAGTGATTGGAGTATCTGATGCTATCGGTGTTCGGTTATTAGCTAAGCACGAGTTAGAAGCTCTGTGTACGAATCGAGTGATGTACCAACAACCAAACTCGGACATACTTAAAGGAATTTCTTTTTGTGTCGCTGGGGTAGACTGGTCTGGTGGCGGTACAGCCGGCGTTTCTAGAACTGTGTTATGGATTTGGGGCTGGCGCCAGGCAGACCAGCGTTTAGTTTGTCTATTTTATAAAGTATTTCCGAATCAGAATCCTGTGCATATAGTAGAAGAGATAGCGTCTATCTGTAAGTTATATAGTATCTCTATGGCTGTAGGGGATGCGGGAGAAGGCCATATGGCCAATACAGAACTACGAATGCGCCTAGGAGGGCATCTAGTTCATCAGGTTCAATATGGATCTTTTACGAAAGCGATGACCTGGAACTCTATTGACCGTTACCAGATTGACCGAACTATCATGATTGATAATTATTTTATGTTGATTAAACGCGGCGGCGTCGAGTTTGCTAATAAAGAAGATATGAAAGTAGCATTTACTGATATTCTGAATGAATACGAAGAAGTAACCACTAGCGGCAAAAAGGTGTGGAGGCACTCACAACAAAGACCGGATGACTGCCTCCACGCAGGTCTGTTCGGTTGGCTTGCATTTAAGATCGTTAAAAACGACCTTCTGTTTTACCAATAAGTTTGATAGCTCTAAAAGGTGTGTTGAAATTACCAACACATTCGAGGATTATACTGCAAATCTCTTCGATGTTTCATCGAACTGCCTGCAGGCCCGGTTCAACTATCTAAATTGGTGTCTACATAAGCGTATACCACAAATCAAAGGGTGATTGCGGTAGTTACGACGTTACTGATTCTTCTAGGTCTTCTAAAATTTCTACATCAATCCAGTTATCATCGTTTTCTCGCGTTTCAATGGGGTGTTCTGCTAGATAGGCATCAATAGATTGTTGTTCACCGTAAGAGGGTCCCACTGAAATATCCCACTGAAATTTTGTCTTTAACCACGAATATTGTTGTTGTACTTTGAGTACACAGTATTCTTCTACAAAGTCCTTTAATTTAGAAATGTATTTCTTGTGTATCTGAAAGACAATACTGTCATGGACAGTAGCCAATAACTGAGCGCCAAACATTTCCTTTAAGGGTGCTGAAACAGAACATAGAACACCGAGAACAATTTCTGATGCGGTGCTCTGTACTTTAAAATTGACGGCTTGTCTGTGCGCTTTAGCTAGAGCGTACTTATCCATACTTTTGGTATTAAAGCGCCGACGTCTGCCGAAGAATGTTTCTACGAATCCGAGATAATCTACCTGATTTTTTGTGTGTTCAATGTAGTTCGGAATAGTAGGAAACATACGAAATAATACGTCTATGATTGCTTGAGCTTGAATATCTGTGATTCCTACGATACTGCCGATCTTTTTTTCAGAAGCTCCGTATAGAATACCAAACACTACGCGTTTAATATTGGTTCTTAAGGCATCTAGTCTTTTGGCGTAGGCTGGATCTGTTTTCTCTACTATTTTTCTTGCGCTGAAATCTTCGTAGGACCACGCATGATTTAAATCAATTCCTATATTATCTAGCGTCACCTGTTGATGTTCTGGCGCTACACCAGCTAATACGCTTTTGGGGTTGTAACTAGTAGCTGCGAAGAACGAGTGAGGATCCATGCCGTCGTTTAAGGCTTTAATAAGGTTAGCATCTTCACTGTAAGAAGCGTAAATATGAACTTCAGTTGCCTTAACGTCTAAGTTGACAATAACCATCTCCGGGTCAGTAGGAATGAAAATTTTCTTAATATTATGTGGACCTATTTTAGAGGGAATGTTTTGCAAATTTTCATTACTACTAGATAATCGACCACCGGAAGTACCCTGAATATTAAAATTAGTGTGCATTCTCCCGTCTTCACGGCTGAGCACTTCAATGTTCGCTACAAAGGTAGACCGCGCTTTAGAGATCGAACGGTACAGTAACATCACTTCGGCTAACGGACATTGGTATGACGTTATTAGTAAACGCAATAAGCGTTTATCCATTGATATTTCTTTGGTCTTCTTTGTTCTTGTCAATAGTTCTTCGGGAATTCGATTAGCATAACTAATTATTTCATGCGTGACCGGATGTTTATATCCCACAGTAAAGAAGGCTTTCTTTAAATGCGGGATGCTTTGGGGGTTAAACGGCCCGTCAAATACACCGGCGGGAATCATAGAGTAAATAGCTATTTTCGCCGCTATCATAGACTCATCCATGGCTCGCATAAGATTTGTTAAATGCTGTCTATCCGTAGCGAAACCATGAAACTCCATATCAGATAAGACATTTGTACAGGGAAGTGCGCGTGCTGCCATTAAATTCTCTAACGGATCAGGGTGTATACAATGCGGTATTGCTAAGGTAGAGAATGCTCGACTCGTTCTAAGTTCTCGTCGCCGGCGTTCATACTCTGCATTTTCTTCTC